GGATTGAAAAAGTTTTATCCATATAGACCTCAAAGAGAACAGATGGCACAAGCAGGATTAAGAACATTAGTAGATGTAATAACTACTGCTCCTGTTATAAGAGGTACAGTTGCTTTTTAGATGAATATAAATAGTCAGAATGTAAGTGAAGCTGAAGAAGCTTTAAGACTTGCAAATAAAGACTTAATATCATTTGGAAAATTATTTTTATCAGATGATTTTATGCGAAGTGAAACTCCTTTCTTTCATTACGAAATTGCTGATGTTATAGATAATAAGAATATAAAGCAAGTAGCAATTATTATTCCTAGAGGACATGGCAAGACTGTTTTAACTAAAGCATCTATATTAAAAGATTTTGTTTTTTGTTCAAAAGATGATTTTCTATTCTATGCATGGGTATCAGCTACTCAGAAGTTATCAGTAGGAAATATGGATTATATTAAACATCATATTGAATTTAACGATAAAATAAAGTATTATTTTGGTAGTATGAGAGGGTCTAAGTGGACAGAGGAAGATGTAGAATTGACAAATGGATGTAAATTAATTAGTAAATCAAATGTATCTGGTATTCGTGGTGGAGCAAAACTACATAAAAGATATGATTTGATAGTATTGGATGACTTTGAACATGAAGCAAACACAATTACAAGAGAAGCAAGAGATAAAAATGCGAACCTTGTCACTGCTGTTGTTTATCCCGCTCTTGAGCCTCACACTGGTCGGTTGCGTGTTAATGGTACTCCCGTACATTATGATTCCTTTATTAACAATCTTCTTACAAGTCATGCGAAAGCTAAAAAAGAAAATAAAGATTTTGCTTGGAATGTAATTACATATAAAGCTGTTACTGATGATGATTCCACTTTATGGCCTTCATTCTTTAGTAAAAAGAAATTAAAAGAAAAAAAGAAATTCTATCAAGATTCTGGACAACCTCAAAAGTTTTTCCAAGAATATATGATGGAAGTAATGAGTGATGAAGACGCAGTATGGACAAGGCAACACACAAGATATTGGGATGGGTATTATAAATATGAGGATGGAGTAAGCTATATTGTTAAAGATGGAGATGAGATTCCTGTTAATACATTTATAGGATGCGACCCAGCTACAGACATAGATACTAAGCATGCTGACTTCTCAGTAATAATGGTAATTGCTATTGATGCAAATAATGAATTATATGTATTAGAATATGAAAGACATAGAAGCGTACCTACTATTGGAAGTAAATCTCCAGAGACAGGAGAGATTATAGGAAAGAAAGGTGTAGTTGATTATATACTAGAATTACATCAAAAATATAATTGTATATCCTCCACAGTAGAAGATGTTGCTATGAATAGGTCTATATTTCAGGCATTAAATGATGAAAGAAGACGATTAAATAGGTTCGATATATCAGTAATTCCAGAGAAACCGGGCGGAACTAACAAGCGTAACCGCATTTATAGTGGTCTTTCAGCTCGTTTTAGTACAGGAACGGTCTTTTTGAGGAAAAATATGTTTGATTTAATCAACGAAATCATTACTTTTGGCCCTAAAATGGCTCATGACGATACCATAGAGAGCCTTTATTACTCTCAAATACATTCGTTTCCGCCAAATATGAAGAAAGATAAGGAGAAAAAGATATGGTTCAAACCAAAGAAGAAGGCAAAAAGTTGGATAGTGGCTTAATATGATTAGTGTAAAACAAATGCGTTCATTGATATCTGATACTTGTGAAAAGATGGGAGCAAAGTTTGCAAGTGAAAGCGCAGTTGATTTAGTTCTAGCAACTGGAATAGTAGAATCAAGATATGAGTATATTAGACAAATGGGTGAAGGCCCTGCTCGCTCTTTTTGGCAAGTAGAGCCAGCGACATGTGTAGATAATTTAGCTCACTATCTCAAGCATCGACCTGAGCTTATGAGAAAATGCGCAGAAGCAAGTATGGTTGATTTAAAGCATTGGCAAAATTATGATGAAAAAGTATGGGCAGATATATTAGAAAAGAATATAGCGGCAGGGATTATTCATTGTCGTTTAAAGTATTGGAGAGTTCCTAAGAAAATGCCTAATAGCATAGAAGGTCAAGCAGATTATTGGAAAAAATATTATAATAGCGAGCTAGGGAAGGGCGACCCAGAGCATTTTGTTGAAGTTGTAAAGAAGTGGTTAAGATAGTAAATGCCTCCTAAAGAACAGAAGAAAACAATGTGGGATAGTTTAGCTGATAGGATAGGTGATTACGCTGAGGAAAATCTTTGGGGAGTAGATGAGCAATTTTTTAAAGATAAATATGGAGATGATTGGGAAAGTAAATATGAATCTTCAAAAAAGAATGTCCGTTCTTTATATGGATTAATTCCACAAACTTCTGGTAAAGCAAAGACAGATGCAGTTATGTATGCTCTTACATTGCTAATAGGAAGGCCTGCTGGAAAACAATTATTTAGAGGAGTTACAAAACCTACTAAGACTATGATTCAAGGTGGAAAGTTAAAAGGGGGAGAAAAACACACTGGAAGTATTTATACAACTGAAAGTCCTTTGATAGGAAGTGGATATGCAGAAGGTATGCAAGCTGCAAAAATGGCTGAAAGGCATGTTGGAGGAGCTGGATATGCTGATGATATATTTTTTAATCAGCCTATTGGAGGTCGAGGAGATATAATTGAATTTGATATGCCAAGACATTGGATGGATAGACATTCTAAATGGGGTTCAATGTGGCAACAATATGGAAGATTTGAAGGTTCGGGTGGAAGGGTAATACCTGGCGCAAGAGAAGTAGAATTTTTACAAGATATTCCAGAAGAATATATTATGAATATAACACCTGCGAGAGAAATTATTAGAAGTAAATTACCAGAGTTAGGGAGATATTAATGGCTAGAATGACAAATAAGAAAAGAGCTCAAACCAATAAACAACTTTGGGAGAAAGCAAATAATAGTCATAGACAAAGATGGCAAACACTTAGTCAAAAAGGTTTTGATTTTTATTTAAATGAACAATTATCAAAAAGAGAAGTTGATGCTTTAGAAGAAGCTGGGATGCCTACATTTACTATTAATAGAGTAACTCCTATTATAGAAATTATGAAGTATTTTGTTACAGCTAACAATCCAAGATGGAAGGCTGTTGGAGCTACTGGTGATGATGTAGAATCTGCGCAAGTTCATTCTGATATAGCAGACTATTGTTGGTATTTATCAAATGGTAAATCATTATATAGTCAAGTAGTATTAGACAGTCTTACAAAGGGTATTGGATATTTTCTATTAGATGTAGATAGAGATGAAGATAATGGATTAGGAGAAGTTGTTTTTAAAAGAGTTGACCCTTATGATGTATATGTAGACCCTGCAAGTAGAGATTTCTTATTTAGAGACGCAACATTTATAACAGTCAGAAAGAATCTTTCTCGTTCAAGTTTAATGAATATGTTACCAGAACATGCAGCTAAGATTAAAAAAGTTGCTCGTAGTAATGAAGTAGTATCTTATTCACAAAGAGATACTGAAGAATCATTTACAATTCAGCCAGAAGATGTTACAATGGGAGTTAATCTTGAAGCTGAAGATGATGATATTGTAGCATATTATGAAACATATTCTAAAAAGAAATTTCCTTATCGTAATGTATATATAAGAGTAAAACCAAGTCCTGCTGAATTAGATTTAATACAAAAGCAAGTAGATGAGAAATTAGAAGAATTTCAAAAAGAGATTGAAGTAGGAATAATCGAAAAAGAATTACAATTACAACAAGCTGTAGAAGCTGGAGAGATGATACCTGAGAGAGCAAAGCTGGAATTAGAAAAGGCTCAAAAGATGGCTGCTCAGGCAATAGAAGAACAAAGAATTCAATTAATGTCGGAAGCTCAAGAAGCTGCGACTACGATTACTCAACAAATAATGAGTGAATCTGATTATCAATTATTAATGAATAGTGATGCAAAAAAGAATATTGTTGATGCGATAAAGTTCCATGAGAATAGAATTGTATTAACTTGTACAGTTGGGGATGAAGTATTTTTATATGAATATGTAATTCCCGGTATTAAAGAATATCCTATTGTACCCATTTCTTATATGTATAGTGGAACTCCATATCCAATGAGCGCAGTTGTTCCTTTAATTGGTAAACAACAAGAGATTAATAAAGCTCATCAGATTATGTTACATAATGCAAACTTAGCTTCTAATCTAAGATGGATGTATGAAGAAGGTTCTGTCCCAGAAGAAGAGTGGGAACAATATTCATCTTCACCTGGCGCTTTGTTGAAATATCGTCAAGGGTTTGCGGCTCCTACTCCTGTTCTTCCCGCTCCAATTAATAATGCATTTTATTCTGTAGTTCAAGAAGGAAAGGCGGATGCGGAATATATTAGTGGAGTCCCTTCTGCGATGATGGGATTTACACAAGAGCAGCCTGAGACATATAGAGGTCTTCTTGCGAATGATGAATTTGGGACTAGAAGATTAAAAGCATGGATGGGGAGTATTGTAGAACCGTCATTAGAACATTTAGGTAGATGTTTTCAGATGATGGCTCAGAGACATTATTCAATTGAAAAAGTATTTAGAATTGTACAGCCTGAGGCAGGGCAAGTCCCAGACCAAGAAAAAGAAGTTGCTATTAATATTCCAGTTTATAATGATTATGGAGAAGCGATTGGTAAATTTAAAGATTATGCAGCTGCAAGATTTGATGTAAGAGTAGTATCTGGGGCTACAATGCCTGTAAATAGATGGGCATTATTAGAAGAATATTTTAGATGGTTCCAAGCTGGGTTGATTGATGATATCGCAATGATAGCAGAAACCGATATAAGAAATAAAGAAGGAATTGTTGAAAGAAAATCATTATACTCACAACTTCAAGGTCAATTAGAATCAATGCAAGAAGCCGTTAAAGATAAAGATGGCACTATTGAAACATTAGAGCGTCAATTAGTACAAGCAGGTATCAAGATGCAAGTTGGACAAGCGTCTAACGAAATAAGAAAAGACGTTATAGATACACAAGCTCAGCAAAAATTATTAAAAGGAATGTTGAAAGTTGAGTTTGAAAGACTTAGAGATGAGATGAGAAATGACTTACAACAAGACAAAGAAAATAATGAAAAAGAATAGTTGTAACTTTAGCAATAAAGTTTATAATTTATGACAATTAATAAAATGGAGAAAAATGTATGACTCAAGAACAAGGCAACGCCGTTATGGCCCCCGAAAACGAGAATACTAATCCAGAATCCCAAGCAATTGACGCAGTTATGGGAGCTGGCGGAGACTTTTTCGCAGCTCTAGATGAGAGTGTTAATGGTGGGATATTAGACGATTCTTCGCAGCTAACCTCGGATTCTTTAAGTGATAACACACTTTCGAGCCCTAGTGAAGGTCAAGAGCATGTTGAAACAAATCCAGAAGTGGTTGATGTGGATACAATGCAAAAAAGGTATAGCGATTCTAGTAGAGAAGCTAAAAGGTTAAATGGAAAGCTCCAAGAGCTTGAACCTTATATGCCAATCCTAGATGCTATGCGAGACGACCCCAATTTAATTACTCATGTGAGAAATTATTTTGAGGGTGGCGGTCAGACACCTGATAATATGGCACAACAACTTAATCTTCCAGAAGATTTCGTGTTCGACGCTGAAGATGCTTTCGGAACCCCAGAATCTGATTCTGCAAAAGTTCTTGGAGCAACGATTGATGGTATTGTCCAACGTAGACTTGGAAAAGCTTTACAAGGGCAACGCTCAGAAAATCACAGGTTAGCTAAAGAAGCCTCATTTCGTCAACAGCATGAGCTGAATGATGATGAGTGGGCACAGTTTGTAGACTTTGCGAAATCTAAGTCTCTCGAACTTGAGGATATTTACTATTTAATGAATCGTAAGAATCGTGATAATAAAATAGCCACAAAAACAAGGGATGAGATGCGAGAAAAAATGCGTGAAGTACAAGAAATCCCAAGCTCTTTAGCCAGCAAAGGCGGAGCACAGGTCGAGAAGTCTCCTGACGATAAGATATT